GTCTGCTGATCCAGCTCGTCGTTCAGCGTGTTGGCAAAGAAGTCGCCGCCGGTCACAAAGTCCGTCGTGCGCGAGATCGTCCGGTTGCCGACGATGGCAATCTGCGTCGCACCGGTCGGCGCTGCGGTCAGGGTGATCGAGCCGGTGCCGTTAGAGTTGATCGTTACTGTATAGTCGGTCGTGATCGTCAGCAGGGTATCGTCGCGGTATACCGCAATGTCACCCGCAGCCAGGATCTCAAACGTGAAAGAATAGGGGCCGGTGCCGGATGCGGCATAGACCACCCTCCTTGTCACATTGTTAATTGGCACGCCCATGATTTAATCCTTCCTTGTCAAAATTATACTTACTGTTTATACGACCCACGCAACAATTTTTTCTCTTGCTCAACCTGCAAACGCTCCTGAAGTACATCAGCGTATTGGCTTTCTTGCAACAGTTTGGCGCGGGCAATTTCCATAAATTGGTCATCCAGCATCTTGATCAAATTCTGCTGGTAGAACTTGTCTAGGCTTTCAAAGTCTTTGGCCTTGGCCTGGTCAACTAAAGCCTGCTGCACATTCTTGCCACCGATCTGCACATCCTGGGCATAGATCCGTAACAGCTCGTTGTATTCCTCGGTGTTAAGTTTTACAGATGCGCCCACGCCGCCTGCGCCTGTTTGAGTTATGGAACGTGGCGGCATGGCCAAAGGGATGCCCAGGGAAATCAGCACTCTGTCCACTTCCTGCATCTTGGATTCAGAGGTACGAATGCCGGTAAAGCCGAGCCAAGGCCGAGCTGGGTCAACCTCATAGTCAGGCTCTGCCCAGCGGTTTAGCCGTGGCGGCAGGCTGCTAGATAACCCAGGTGTCCGAGACATCTTGCGCAGCAGTCCTTCATAGAATCCTTTGACACCCGTTGGCATATCAGGTGGTGCTGTAATGTCGCTTCTGGTGCCATCAATGTAGCGCTCAATGCCAGCCTGGAATGAACTCCACGCGCCGACAGGCGAGCCGCCAATTACATAGTCGCTGATGTTAGCCGTCATGATGTTGATGACATCTTTCATTGCCTGCTTGGGGTTGCCCATCTGATTACCCAAAGCGCCAACCATGCCGCCCAGGGTTTGCATAAATGGCGACTGCCCGATGTATTCATACAGGCCAAACAGCGCACCCAATCCCATTTGCGCAGTCCAATCTTGATCGTCTTCATACCTGGCGTATTCGACATAGGATGCTGCCATTGCAAATGGCGCAGCAATCGGATCAAATCCGCGCAAGCTAATGTACAGTTTGCCGTTCTTGCCAACAGAAGGATCCATGCGCGGGAAGCCTTCAAGGTATGTCTTGAATTCATCATCCCATTCGCCAGCATTTAAAACAAAAGAATTTGGCCGCCATCCATCGCGCATATAAACCTTACGCAGATCTACATTGCCTGGGCCGCCACCAGTAATCCTGCCGTCTACAGCAAGCGTGGTTAATGCGCTCATTGCAATAGAGCCGAGCCCAAATTTAGCTAGCGCCAAATCACGTTTAGAGCCACCGGCTTTCATGTCTTTAACCCACTGCGCAGACAGCGGTGCAAACCAGCTATGCTGCAGCCCTTCAGAAATCAACCATGTCGGCGTGCGCACAAATGGCATCTGAGTTTTTGCCAGCAAATTGGAATTAGAAACATCCTGCACTCGAGCGGCAAAACCTTCCAGATCTCTGGTGTAGGTCAGCATCCTGGCAAAGTCTTGCGCTTCCATCTCAATGTGATCTGGTGGGTTGTTTACAGTATCAATAACGCGCTGCGTTGCCGCCTGGCTAGCCGCTGCCTCATCAACACCATCAACCAGCAATTGATTTTCATAGCGCACGCCATCTCGGTAAGCTTGGGAATTCAATTCAAACCGATAAGCCAGCGCCTTGAATCCTTCATCCTGCGCTTGAATTACTCGACCAGGTACAGCAACAAACTTAGACCATAGTGTCAGCGCCGCTGCGGTCTTGCCTTCAAATCCATATTCGCCAGCATCTAATCCAGCAGCACTGCCACGGGTTTCTAGCTTTGTACCGCCAGCAATGCCAATGCGCTCGTCAAGGCTCTTGCCAGTTTTAAAAGCCTCCCAGCCCAAGCGCATAGCATCTTTGCTAGCCTGCACATAACCAGCCATGCCAGCCAATGACTCACCCATGTATACCCGGTCAGGGTTTGCGCCTGGCAGCATTTGTCGTGCGCCGCCAATAGCGCCTGCAGTTGCTCGAGTAAATGGCTGCAGCAAAGCAAACGATGTATTGCTGACCATGTTGATGACCGGTGTCGCAGTCCACGACAGTAGGCCATTGACCCAGGTTGATAGCCAAAGGTCTTTTACAAATCCAACTCTCGACAGCTTTTCAATCAGCTTTGCCTTGGCCGAGTTATCAACCAGCGTTGCCAATCCTTCTGCTGCCTGCTTGATGTTTTCGTCAATATTGGGGTCATCCAACAATGACCGAATTGAACCAACATCAGTCTCTGATAATGTTGTTCTGCTTTGGTTTAATACCGCCAAAGCCTGCGCTGGTGCAACCTGAATATCTTTAGCAGCCTGACCAACATGAACGGTCACAGCCCATTGCTCAAGAAACCTACGCTTCAGATCTTTATTGGTAGGCTCTTTAAGTAACGATTCGGTAATTGTGTTTAACTGTTTAACGTGCAGCGGGAAAGCCACAGAAGCGCGACGTACCTCAAATGGCAAGTCTTGGTAGCGGTCAGCAATTGCACGGATCTGCGCTGTGTACTCCGGCCCCATGCCTTCGCGCACAACGCGCTCCTCAATCTCTGCTAGTGTGATTCTTTGGTAATCAATGCCAGCGTTTTTCAGCACAGCCTCAGTGTACTGAGCCACGCTGTTGTCATCGTACAGATCAAGGTTAAACGGCTGCTCTGGTGGCTTGCCAACACCCTTGGCGGCAGCGGCCTCGGCCTGCAGGGTCTGTGCTTCTGGTGGTTTTGTCGCAGCCTTTGGCGTTTGTAATGTTGCTGCTTTTGGTTTTGCCGGTGGCTTTGCCGGTGGCTTGACTGCAGGCGTAATAGCCTCAGTAACCGGCGGCGCAACCTTTACTGCCTCGCCAGCCATATCAGCAGCCGTGCCTGCTTTCTTTACTTTGCTTACATTACCTGCCTGGAAAATGCCTTTAAGAGCAGATGGAACAGAACCAAGCCCAGCGACCTGCACCGACTCGTATTCTTCAACAGGCAAAATATCTGGCGGCAGCGCCTCTGTTTCAGGCAGCTCCTGCCTGGTAGGCGTGTCAATAATCTGGCTTAGACGCTGCTCAAGAGGTGGGATAGCCATTTATTCAGCTCCTGTCTTTGGAGCTGTGCGGCTCCGAGTTACGCCTGGTTTGTTTCTTTCGGTTGCTGCGGTTCGCTGGGATCCATCGGGAGCGTTACCCTTGACAGCTCCGCCCATATTTCCGCTTCCTCCTTTGGCATTGATAGGGTTGCCATAGGTTTTTGCTGCTTGGTCAATTCGTTCACGGTCTACTCCAGGCCAGGTGTACCAAGGCTTACCAAAGTACGGGTTAGGACTGCCGTCCGGCAATGTGTCTCTACTAAAATATTTTACTCCCGGAAAGTCTTTGGGAACAGCCTTATTTTTACCTTCCATTACCTCATTAAACATAGCGTCTAATTCGTTTTTGTTAAATTGATATTTGTCGCCTTTGGACGTTGCAAAAACAAAACGATTGCCGCCACCAGGAGTGCGCTCGTAAGTCACGCCATATGCGGTTTGATGAGTTCTTCCTTCCATAACCGGCACGCCAACAAAAGCATCAGCTTCGCCTTTAGCCGATTTGACAATCGTTTCCAAAGTTGGATGCGCGACCTCTTGGCCGGATGACAAAACCCAGCTCTCCCAATGGTAACGACCAACACTTGCCTTATCTTCTCTGCCAACACGGCGGTAAAGCTCTTGAATCTTTTTAGCCAAAGATCGCTCAAGGCCTTCGTAAATAGCAAGACCAGGCCCGCCATCAAAAATGTCAGCAACATCATCATAAATTTTGTCGCCACCAGCAAACAGCCGGTTGATCTGGATGCGATCCAGCACCATGACATCCTCGCGCCCAGACACCAACAGCGCAAAAGACAATACTTTGTTTTTAATTCCAACGCCTTCTGCCAATCCGTAAAACGCTCTGCGGATCTGCGGCCCTGTCATGTTTGGATCAATAATCATGTCATGCAAAGCTTGTAGTTTTGTTCTACCGTCCGGTATTTTTTCAGACATCTTTACCAAGAAGGTATCTACAAAAGCGTTTGCATTAGATATAACTTGTCTGCCTGGGCTGCCTTTTGGAATTGATTCCTGCACAATCCGCAAGCCTTCCGCAACGTCTGCTTCTGTATATTCACCACGCACAGCTTTATTGATAATTGGCCCCATTGCTTCAGCCAAATCCAAAAAGCCTGATTCATGCGGATACGCAGAAGCCATACGCGACATCATCGACCACATCATCAAGCGGCCAGTAGTATCTGCTTTTGCTATGTTATTACGGTAAATGCCACGGAATTTCTCAACTACAGCAAACCCTCTATCAGCCTCATCAATCTGATTTTTGCTCATGGTCGAGAACCACTTAGACCATTTGTCCATGTCGTTAACATTCTCAATAAGCCAGCGCGGCGGTATCGGCACTTCAGTTGAGTTGTATACCGTAGCCAACATAGATGAGAATTTTTCAGGCGACTCAAGCGGATCAGGGAATGTTTCCGCTAGGTTATCCAAGCGGAATGAAATGTCCTGAATGTTTCTTGGGTTAACATCATTGATGATGTTTTGCCCGCCGCCTTGCGGTTCGTATGCGCCTTCTACTGATACTCTGTACTTAGAATCTAACTGCAGCTTTTTGCCTTCGCTGACTTTGTTTGATAGTTTTACTGCACCGCTATCAACTCTAGCCGCAGTATCAGCGGCAACAAAAATGTAATCCTCTACTGGTACGGCATTAACTAAACCACCAGTCTTGCGCAAGTAATCCTCGGCCATCTTCCCAGCGGTTGGCGCTAATACTTCACCAACGGCCTTGGCACCCTTAACGCCCATCTTGACTACTTCTGGCGCACCGACAATCGGGTTGAATTGACCTAATTTGCTTGCAACATCTGCTGTCTTTCGACGCTCTGCCGCACTATAGCCAACCATGTCTGGAGCATTCTCAGGTATCACCGGCGGTAGCATTTCGCTAACGCGCTCGGTAGTCGGCAGCACTTGTTCGCCGCCTGTCAGCAGGCGCACTAGGCTTTCAAGATCACCAGGCAGGCCAAGCGATTGAGCAACCGTGCCTTGCAACGCACCAGCCAATGTATCGGCCAGCCCCATCAATGGCACCTCTAACCCACCAGCAGCTTCCGATTGCGCTTTAGTTACACCACCTCGGCCAAAGCGCGGTTGCGGCTCACCAGCAGGGCCGCCAGGGCCATCAGGCTCCGCTTCGCCAGTAACCACGACCTCTGGCAATCGAGTTGTATCTGCGGCAGCCAGCTGCATACCGTCGATGCTTGGCTCTGCCGGATATTTGGCAGCCAGCAAATTATCAAGATATTCCTGCTCTATCTGTGAGTACATATTATTCTTTCAGAATCTTGAGCTGTTTCTCGATAACCGAGATTTCATCGTCAGTCAAAACTTTAGAGCTAAAGAAATCACCTTCTTTTTTACCCTTAAGCGCTTTAAGGTCATCAATGCTTGTGCTTGCCTTAATCTCAACATTGATCTTAAAGTCTTTCTTGATGCGTGCGGCAATCTTATCCAGCCTTTGTTGCGCGGTAGTCTTTCTGTCTGTAGCAACATCATTCTTACGATAATCTTCAATTACCTTCTGCGCAATGCCCTCATAGTCAATGCCAACTTTTTTATCTGGCGGCAACAATGCAATCCTATTGCGCTCTGCTTCCAAAGCCTTGTCATACCGATCCTCTAACTTTTGAAGCTTTATAAACTCCATTTTGTCTTTGTCAAACGTGCCAATAATTGTTTCGCCAACGCCAGCAAAAGATCGCAACACCCTTGACGCATCAGTGCGATTCTTTTGATCTCCGCTATAAATAAATGTTTGCAGTGATGACAATTGATCTGCGTTAATCTGGCCTCTAGCAAAGTATGGATGCAATTGATATGGAGAAGTAATGCGCTTATTTGCAATTTCTTCGCGCAAGACAGACACCAAAAGCGGATTGCCTTTGTTTTCACCGCCCTGGGGTTTTGTAATTTTGTCTATGTCTGCAGTGCTTCTGGCAAGCGGCACCATTTCTGCCTCAAGCTGACGCTTTCTTACTGGTGATGCCTTTACCCATTCAGCATACTTGCTAACAAATGACTGATCCCTAGCTTTAGCTTCCTGCTCTTTTTTGTAATCATTTGCATTGCGAAGATCAACAGCCTGCTGCTGAAAAGTATTAACCAAATTTGTCACTACGCCAGGATGATAAAAATTAAGGTTTTGCATTACTAGACTTAGTTTTCCAAGATCGCCTTTGTATATCTTTTCTCTTGTGCCAACAAAGTCAGCCATTAAATCTTTGTCTGTAACAATGCTTTTGAGTACGGCGTTTACTTGAGCTTCTAAAACTGCTTTTTCAACCTTCTTTCTTGTTTCGGCAATAACTGTTCTGTCATTTGTCGCAATTGCAGCATTCATGACAGTTTCAGTAAATGCAGTAATTTTAAATACAGCCGCTTGTGGCGCAGTGTTAAAACTTTCCGTAAGCTCTATTAACTGGTTTTCATACAAATCATCAAGTTTGATAAGACGCTTTTCTACTGCTGCCTTAAGTTCTAGTTGCCTAGCTTTTTCAATTGCAGTGTGACCTGATGCAGCTAAAGATGCCTGCACCTCAATTGCAGCCTCTGGGCTTTCTTTCTTGGCGGCAGCGGTATAGCCAGCAATCATGTTTGCTAGCTTTTCAGAAATTTGATTTGATGAAAGATTCTGCGTTCCTTCTTCGTCAAGGCGCGTCAACATCTTTGCTATTTCGTTTGAGCCTTCAGTTTTCAGCAGAATGGCAATTTGTGCGCCTCTGGCTTTTTGATACGCTTTATTAAATGCCGTTATTGGTATTGGCGCATTTCTTTTTCCGTCTTTTGCTACTCCACTAAATTCATTAGTTGCCGGATCAAAACCAGCAGCAAGCAAAAGTTGATCTCTGTCTGGTGGGTTGTCTGCCGCATACTGCACTGCTTCTTGCGCAGCCATTTCTTTGGCAAAAGAAAAAGCACTTTGTGACATACGGTCAATGATGTCTGCCATCGCGCCAGCGCCACGCGCCTGCTCACGGGCTGCCACCATGTAATCCACCTGCTGCGGCACCACGCGCTCCATCGGCGCGCCACCTGGTGCATTTAGTTGGATTCGGCCTGATTCAAGTCTCGTTACCATAGCGCTGCCTTAAGGTTTTGTTCTGAAGTAGGTCTGGCCAAACTCAACCGCGCCACGGGTCAATGTGGCACCAGCCAGCAGGCTACCTTGCTGACGCGCTGCTGCACCGGCTTGGGTGTACTGACCAGCCTGGCGCTGCGCCGCAAATACGTTCAAGAAGTTCTGATAGTCCGTCGATTGAATCATTGCGGCAGCATCTTCAAATCCAAGTGTTCTCGCTGTCAGCGCATTCAGTTCAGCAACATTGACATCAAACAATACGCTGCGAGTATTCTCAAGTTGAACCGCTGCTGAACTACCTTCACCAAATGCCACACCACTAGCAGCAGCTCGAGCCCTTAATGCAGCATTAGTAACACGCTCATTTCGCAACAGGGTATTGCCAGCAATCTGATAATTACGCGCTTCAATCTCAGCCTTCTTCAGCATCCGGCCAGCTTGGATCTGAGCATACTGATCCGACATATCGGCACGCACTTCAGCAACCGTCAGGTTGTCGCGTGCCTGCAGTAGGTAGCCGGTTTGCTGCTGAATGCCCGCGGCTTCTTGCGCCTGTGCCGCACCATACGATGCGATTAAACCTGCACCGGCGACTATTTGTGATGGGTCAGCCATGTCTATGTTCCCGAGTAAACGGCCACTCTGTAGTCAAGGCCTAGTAAGTTCATCTTCAATGGCAAGTTTTGCGACACCTCAATCGACTGCTCTCGGCTGTAACCCAGTACGCCATTGACCCGCTTGATGCCGGTAAAGATCGGCTCTGGATCGTCCAGTAGCGGATTGTCCAGCAACCTGAATGCCACCGGCTGGTTGTTGATCACAATGTTTTGTGTCTCCTCCAGCACCGCGCTGATCTCCACAATGCGCTTCTTGAACGATACCCGGCTGCCTGTCTGCAGTTTGATCTCGACGGGCATGGTCTTGACGTAGACCGTGATCGGCAGACCAACCTCGTAGCTGGCGGTCGATTCGCGGTCAAAGGTCACAGCGCCACCGCTAGTGACTGTTTCATTCGACTGTGGCACGCCATCAGTAATCACATTCAGCGACTTTCCAATGTGCGGTAACCCGCTGCCGACACCGCCAGCAGACCCGCCCACAAATGCGCAATCCGTATACAGATCATCCTGGAAACGCTCAATAAAGTACCTTGTTGTGCCATTGAACACGCGCTTGGTAACACAGTAGATCTGCGTGATGTCTACGCCAACATCGATAAATTCACCGTCGGTGGTGTATTCGGACGGCGACGTAATCTGCTGGCTGCGCATAATCGAGAATGCCGCAATGCTGCCATCATTGGTGTTGGTCATCAGCAACAGATCGGCCTCTTCTGTACTAGATGCGCGACGCAAAGCAATGCGCTGCGGCCCCTTCAGCAGGTGGCCAGACAGCAGCGAGATCCGTTGCGTGATGTAGGTGAGCTGTGTGTCGCTAAACAGAAACTCGTTTAACGACTTGCCCTGGCGCTGGATGTAGACCGATCCAGACTCCACCGACTGCACCCTGGTGCCAGGCTTAATCCCATTTCGGCTGACGTTCTTAAAGGTGAAGGTCAGCGGCGTGATCGGATCAGTACCCTGCTGCGGCACAAAGAATTCGCCACCGGTTGTGAATACCTGAAAGTCTCTTGAACTGATGATGTCGGTGATGACGTTCAGCTCGTTGGTGTCTAGCGTGGCTTCAACCGAGTCATCATCCAGCGATTCAAATGGCACAAAGTCAAAGAATAGCCCAATCTTGCTGCCCCACACTGTGGATGGCCGCGACTTACTCCCACCGAAATATAGCCGACCTTCGTGGAAAGTCACCGACCGTGGCCAGCCTCGAGTGCTTGACCACACATCCTCATAGTTATGCTCAAGCTCCCAGCGCCCAGCGTCAATGGTGGTGGTGTTAAAGAATGGATACTCGGTAACTGCCTCAACCACAGTTGACGATACATACCGAGTTATTCGAGCGCGACCCTGCGGGCTAGCATTAACGTACTGGTTGACAGATTCGGTTGTCCAAGTGGTTATTGAATAATTGCTGGTGCCATTTGGCGCTGTGGTGAATGGAACATCAACGGTCGCCACCTTGGTACTGCCGACATAATCTTCAATAATGCGCACCTGCCCAGCGCCCGTGCCGCCTGTGATGGTGACATACATACCGTTGTAGATGTCATCGGTGGCGCTGGCTGTTGATTTCAGCGTGATCGTAGTGCTGGTGCCAGCCTGGGCTGCACCGCTGTCGTGGTGCGTTGTGGATGCGGTCAGCGTCACATTTCCAGAAACAGCGGACGGTGTTAATGTTGAACCGTTGTTTGTATGAAAGTCAATGTTGAATGCATACTTTGGGATGCTGTCAAACGTAATTGTGGTGGCCGTCCAGGCTGTGTCGCTGGTGCGTTGGATCTGTACCGGCTGCAGGTCTGGATGCACGACAATCAGCGTGTCAGCCGACTGCGTCCAGCACATATCATCAACAATGCTTGAGCCAATGGTGGTGGTCAGGTAGTTATTACCGCTGCCATTGATGTTGGCCTGCACCGTGCCATTCTTGATGACGTACATACGATTGTGGGTGAAGCACAGCATATAGCTGTCATCCACCGAGAATTGAAACGGCACTAGGCGCACGCCATTGCCAGCAGATGCCGTGCTGGTATTGGGCAGCTCAAGGATGTGCTTTGTGCCTGGGCGGCGACGCAGGCCACCTTGCGGCTGGATCAGGACGTTGGTCGCCTTGGCTAGCGCGTTACCGTACTGCTGCAGATCAACACGCGCACGCAGCAGCGGGTCGAGTTCACCCGTGCTGAAGTTTGTCGTGAAGTCAACAAACCTTGCCATCAGTTCCTCACTGCTGTCAGGGTGTAATCTTCAATCACGCGCACCGGCTGGTTCTTGCCATCAATAACCATCGCCTGCCGGGCATAGCCACCGCGACCATTCTCTGCAGGATCGCCCACAGCAATCTGCCGCCAGCGCAGTGTCTTATCGCCTTGCTCGGTAATCGGTTCAGCAATGTGCCAAGCCACCATGTATTTCAGCAATTGCACAAAGTATTGCGGCATCGCAAATTCAGGGGTCTGGTACTGGTAGTCAATATAGACTGCTTCCAGATTGGTCAGCAGCTTGTCGCCTTGGATTTCCCAATCGACGCTGAGAAAGTTGCCAATGGCGGCACTGTCACGCACCGAGTGGGGATTGCCAAGCCTGTCGCCTGGCAGTTGATATTCGTATTTCCAGAAACTGGTCGGCGTAGTGATCAGCCGAGATAGTGCAATCTTCTTCATTGAGAACGACCAGGGATACATCATCAGGGTCGAATCTCGAATGTCTGGGTACAGACGGTCACACACCGAGCTTTCGTCGGTGCCATCATTGAAAGATGAGATTGCCTTTGCGCCGAGCAATAGCAGCGCATCAGAACAAATTGAAACACCTGTGTCGCCTGCTGCCATCGCAACCTCTTAATGTAAGAAAGGGCTGGCCTCTCGCAGAAACCAGCCCTTGATGCTACATGGTGACTATTTAGTCGCCGTCAGTAGCCGACAGCGTGGTGCCGTCAGTTACGTCCACAACGCCAGAAGCATTGGAGACAACGTACACCAAGGTAACGACGGCGGTCGAGCCGGTCGAAGTTACGCAGTGGATAACGTCGCCCACTTCCAACAAGCCGGATAGCGAGTTGAAGTAGCCGCTGGTATTAACATCCGCGATTGCGTCGGCTGTTTTGTAGCCGTACATCGACGGTGCATTGCCTCGCTTGGAGGCACTGTAGGCAGTAAAGCCTGCTGCATCATAAGCCATGATTCAGCCTCCTATTAAGCTGCAGCCGCAGTGTCGCGGGCAGTGATTTTGACGATACCCTCGGAATCGATAGCAATTGCACCAGCCGAGAACAGAGCGTTAACCAGCCAGCTCGTTTTCTCAGGGATGTAATTGATCTCGGTGCGAGGAGCGATACCTTCTGCGTAGCCGATAGCGTCTTTGTGGAATGCGTACAGGGTACGATCCGACGAACCATCGATTGGCAAACCACCTTCAGAGCGGTCACCCAAGACATGGAATGTAAAGCCCATGAACTGGTTGATTTCACCCTGAACCAGCGCCTTGACGGTGTTGAAGTCCGAGCTGGTGACCGAAGTCTGCTCGAGCATCGCGGCCAAGCTGTTGGCGTGGATGATGATGTTGCGGCCATCTGAAGGCACGTTCTTCTGGTTCAGAATCTTCGCAGCTTCGCGCAGCTTGGCAATGTTCATGTTGGTGTTCGAGCCACCAATTGAGTTTGCCACGGTGCCAGTGCTGGTTGCAGCATTCAGCGCGTCAAGGATCAACTGATCCTGGCGGCGACCGATTGCAGCGCCAACGACTTGCGACAGTTCTGCACGCTCGTCAAAGTTGACTTTCTGCTGGCTGAAGATGTCCGAGTATTCGGCAGCGTTCCAGTCACCCAGTGTGCAGGTAACAGTTGAGAACCCAACATTCATTGGGGTGACATCAGTCTGTGTTACACGGGCAGTAGCCACGCCACGACCGACTTTAGGGAATCTTACGGTAGAGCCTTCAACACCACGACGCTGACGCACAGCACCCACCAGCATTGCTTTGCCCTGGTAGGCTTGTTTCACCTCAGCATCAAATAGTGTCACAAAGGCATTGCTCAAAGAGATAGCCATGTTGACCTCATTTAATTAAGTAAAGGGTTTTGCGCGTCGGTGAGCCGCAGATGCGGGCCTTGCTTGCTGATTACGTCAGCCGGTCGATGGCTTCTCGCCATAAGTCAGGGTCGGTAAACCGGTGGGCCTTGCCACAATTGTATTTGCTTTTGGGAAAAATGCAATAAAAAAACCCCAGCGGTTAGGCTGGGGAAAAGTCGCGGCTGCGGGGATTAGTCTTTGACGTAGGTTCTAAACATCCGTTCTACTTTCTGTCGGTAGGCTGGATCGCTATTGTATTTAGGATCGGCAACCATCGCATACAGCTCATCTTTGCTAGGTGCGCCATCAAGCGGTGCGGACTCAATGGGGATGCGGCCCTCATAAGCCTCGCGGATTTTCATCAGCGCATTCAAGCCTCGAGCTGTGCCGCCCATAATCTTAAATTCGTCGAAGTCATCCTTAGACCAGACACCCTTGTTGACTAGACCTCGAGCCCAATCGACCATGCCATTGACCACGGCTCCGGCATTAGGGCCGAGTTTCTTCATTTCCTCGGCTGGGTCAACCATCTCACCGGCCATCATCTCCTGTGCTTGGCTGCGCAGGGATGTTGCCAGATCGTCAAACTGCGCTTGGGAGAGGCCATTCTCTTTCGCCCAGGTTGCCAGCGTGCTAGCGATTGGGTTGCCTGCAGACTCTTCGCCACCGAATGCAGCCAGGTCATACTTGCCATCAGCCGGAGCATTGTGCGCACCCTTGCTAATCTTGGCACGCAGATCGCGCCATGACTTGGCAATGCCTTCTAGGTCGGGCTCGTTGTTGTCTTTGTTCCAGAAGTTTTCTGGCCAATAGTCTGGCCGCTCGAGCGGATCTTCTGCCGCCGCTTTGGTGGGATCAGGTGGCCGGTGGTCAATCTCGACTGCCTGCTTTTGTGCTGGGGTGTTTGGGTCTTCGACGCTCACGCTGTCGAGTAGGCCGGAAGATCCGGGCTCGACTGTCTGGTCTGTCATAAATTCCTCGCTTGATTGATCCGTGCAATTATTTCCCGCACGACAGTTCTCTGCCCTTCAGCAAAGAATGCGTGCGAGGGGTCTGCACCAGGCACGGCAACTGGCACATCCACATACATCTGCCGCAGCCAATCCAGCAGCTTCTGGCCGTCCTCGTTGGCAAACACCCGCAAAGTCAACCGCGCTAGATCCTCGCGCTGCTGCTTTACTTCACGGATGTCCTCGGCGTAATCAGCCTTTTCTAGGTCTTCCCAGCTCATTTAGCGGGCATCTTGGTAACTTCTTCTGGGCTGGCAAATGGCGACTTGTTTTCCTTCATGCGCATTACCGCATGGTCAACAGCCTTGTCCATGATTGACTTTGGCATCTTCTCCATAAACATCTCGGAGTCAGGATTGTTGCGCATTAGATAGTTCAGCTCACTTTTATTGAGTGTCGGAACAATCAGCGGAATCAGCGTTTCTTTGCCATTAAGACCGACACCAATGCTGATCTCGGTCATGACGTTGCCGTCTGGCCGCTTGATCTCGCCAAAGTAGCCGGAGCCTTTGGCAGTCTTGTCTGGCCGCATTCCGTAATCCATTACATACCCTCCGGTGCCATTGCGCCTTGCTGTGCTTGCATGGCCATTGCCTGCGCCATTGCAGCCTCTTGCTGCTGCTGTTGCATGGTTTCCATCAGTACCGCACGCTCGGCTGCCGTATTGCGAACCGCAGCAGGCACGCCCAGCTTGTCGCCAATGTAGTCAACCACGGCATCCGTCTTGATGGCCATCGCGCCATCGGTGCCGAAGCCTTGCATGAGCTGAGTGTACTGGATGATCGCGTTGACCTCCTCCATGTTCTGCGCCATCGCCAGCGGAGCCACCGGCACCACCTTGGCTTCAAGCCCGTTGACCCGCAGCGGCATATCGATCAGGCCGCGCTCGTCCATTACCTCGAGGATCTTGGCCACCAGCGGAATCATGGTTTCGTTGATCAGGCGACCAAATGCCGATCCCAGGTTCTGCGCCAGTTCCTTCATGCGCTCGACAATCTCGGTGGCCGATCTGGCGCTCATGTTCTCAGGCGGCAACGACTCATCCAGCAAAATGCGCTTGATGTTCTGCACCAGGTCATTGATGACTAGCTGCGACACGTTGAAGTCACCCGAGCGTGGCAAAGCCAGTAGCGCTGGGCCTTGCGGGCCGCCGTTGCGTGCCACAGGGATAATCGCACCAGGCACCAGCTTGACCGTGTTAGGGTTCAGCACGCCGTCATCAGCCGCAGTGTAGACACCAGCAACAGCCAGGGAAGCATTCTTGAGCAGCAGTTCCTTGGTCTTGTTCAGCGTCTTGATGTCGGGCAGCGCAGTCATCAGCGGGCCACGGCCATAGATCTCGCCTGCGACCTTCATGTACCGCGAGATCACCCAAGGTGACGTTTTACGGCGACGATAGACCAGCTCCTCTTTGCCTTCCTTCCAGATAACGTGATAGCAGTAGTCGCCACGTTTGGCATCAAATACGGTGGCTTCCAGCAGCTCGACATCGTCGGTTGGCTTCTGCTCAATCAAGCGCGTCAGAGTGTCGGGTATCTTGGCATCAGGCCACTGACGCTGAATCGACTCAGCCTTCATGCGCATTCTGCGGTAGACGTTATCGACCTGACCGTTGGCACCCTCCTCGTAGCTGACCAGGAACAATGGCACCGGCACGAAGTTAATTGGCGACACATCGTCACCTGGCTGCACCATCATGCAGGCAGTGCCGACCGCGAGATCCAGCAGGAATTCACCAATCGCAATGTCAAAGTTGGATTGCTTCAATACGGAAAACATCTGTTCACCGTAGACATCCAGCACCGACTGCAATTGCTGGCGACGATCCATCGGGATTGATGGGCCAGGTTCTAGCCGAGCCCACTTGCGCTGCGGTGGAAACACGACCGACTGCAGACGGTTAGCAAAGCGCTGGGTCGAGTTGATCGCGGTCGAATCAAACACTCGCGCCATCTTCTTGCTGCCAGTGCTGCCACCTTCCCACAGGCCATAGAGCTGGCGCTGTGGCAGGGCAAACTCGTAGGCATCCTGATAGAGCTGCTGGAATTCGTCCTTCTTACGCTGGGCGAGTTCCTGCCGCTTCATGATTTCTTCGGGTTTTAGCCGCATCCCTCCAAGCGGTTCTTTGTAGGCCATGTCAGTCTTCCTCTTCCTCTAGCTCGGCCTCATCCATCATTTCTTTCAAATTGCGCATGGGCTTGCCTGGCTTCTTGGCTGCCATGTATTTCTCAATCTTCTTGCGCAACGCAGGCGGCAGCTTCGACAGCTCGACCATGCCCTCTTCTTCTTCGTATTCTTTCTCGATAGAGATTTCGATCTTCATCATTTGCCTTTCTTGGCCATACCGGCCTCAGACAGCGCAATCGCAATCGCTTGGTCACGCGACTTGACCTTGTCACCGCTGGATGACTTCAGCTTGCCAGACTTGTACTCGCGCATGACTTTGGAAACCTTCGTCTTCATCTTGTCTTCTTTATCGTAGTGTCCTGGCATGATCAGCTCTCCTGCAACATTGGTCTGGTGGCGCGTCTACTAACTGCGCCAAGGCGTGCGGCTTTACGTTCACCAACTTCGCGCTTAAACGTGCTTTCTGCTTCTGTTTTAGCTGCAGCAAATTTTGATGTATCAAACTCTTGCACCGTTGGTCTTACTGGAGCTGCTGGCGCTGATGGCGCTGCTTCAGTAAATTTTGGGATTGGTTTCTTTTCGTAAGTTTTGTAGGTTTGCTGAACCGGCAGATAGCCACCGAAAAAAGGTGACATTGGATCAGAGACAAAAACATATGAAGTTTTTGTACCAGTTTTTTCAATAACAGGATCTTTTGCAATTGCTTCAAGCGTAGCGTTGTATTGGTCTAGCTTGCTTTGATAAGCAGCCTTTTGCGACTCAAACGCTGGCATCAGCTCAGACTGATAGCGCTTAACCTCGGCCTCATACGGTGCCATCTTTTCCGCTACCTGTTTCTGATAGTCGGCATAGCTTTGCTCGTACTGGCCAGTCATTGCCTGGACATTCTTGGAATACTCACGCGCCAGACGTTCAATGTCTGACATCTTGCGCACTTTCGTGCGCTTTTGGTAGAGTGTCTCTGCCATTATTGCAGCCTCATTCCAGATGAGAGTTCAGCGCTGGTGACACCCAGCTCAGGCGTTAGACGCTCTTGCGACAGTAGCGCTCTGCGACCACCACGGGTGCGTGCCTTTAATGCAGAAGCCTCGGATGCGGCAGCCTTGCGGCGCTCTTCGTCAGCAGCGGCCTGCACTTCCTTGGATTTCTTTTCCATCTCCAGCTTGTTCTCTTGGTACTGGAGCTGCTGCGCTTGAAATTGCTCACGCGCCATTTGCGCTTGCTGCTCGAGTGACGCGCCTTGCTTGGCGTACTCAGCAGTTTGCCTGCCTAATTCCAAACGCATTGCTGCTGCATCTGCAGCTTGTTGCTGTAATGCTTGAGCTTGCTGACGTTCAGCATCTCGGCGTGCTTTACTAGCTTCATTGGCTTGGTAAGCGCTACCAGCTAAAATTGCACCAGCAATCCAAAGTGGCATATCAATCTCCGATTAAAACTTCATCCAGCCTATTTGGATCTGTTTCATCAGTTGCATGAACACAAAACCAAACAGAATCCTCTAATGCGACAATTCGATGATGCTTGCCAGCAGATATATTGATGCAAGCTGGCGCAGCAAACTCCTCAGAATTGCCGTCAATTTCTACTATCACGCGACCGCTGGCCAAGATACTAAGATGGTCATACTCATGCGCGTGCGTCACAGCAAAGTGATCTTTGGGTAGCGCCATCTGCCTGGCATATACGCCATCAGAGAAGTGATGCACGATGCCCAAATCAATCTCAATGCTCATGCGCGGATTCTATTGGTTTTGCAGCAGGTTGCAATAGTAAAGCTATACGGCAGATATACCTTACGCAAAAATATCAAAGTCCATCTTGGCCACCGTCATGCCTGGTGCTTTGCCGCCCAGGTTATGCGCCCTTGTCATACGGTTATATTCGCCGCCACCCAGCATTAGGTAGCCGAATGAGTCGCCAATGTGTGAGTGTTCGTTCTTGTTCGGTGCATCTCGGAACCGTTCCTGGCCTGCGCCGACTGCCACGCGCTTGAAGTGGTAGCCACCTGCCAAAGCCTTTCTCAGCAGCTTGCAGGAGCGGTTGACGATAAGGCCTGGCTTGCCATCAATTAGACGCTGCATAGGCGCTGCAGAGGATTCTCGGCGTACCTTGAAGTCGTTGCTGGCAGTGGGCTGCGCTTTCAATCCTAGGGTGCGCAGGAAGTCGAAGGCAGTCACCTCGTAGATGGCGTCGCGTGCCATACCGGCAGGGTCGCCCCA